ACAACCCGACCATTTTATAGCGCTAACACGCTACGCAACCGAGCGCGAGTGGCGGCACGCGGGCGCATAAATCGGCGTAAAAAATGACTATAACAGCATGAGGAAATAAAACTATGTTTGAGAGAATAAGGGGCTTTTTTATGAATATTCTTAATTATTTCAAAAACACAACGATCGAGGAAATAACCGGAATTAATACAAATATTTCTAGCGACATGTACGACCATATAAAACTATGGGCGCAGCTTATGAACGGACACGCACCGTGGGAACAAGACGCCAAGCCATGCGGAATATTGCCACAGATAGCCGGGCGATTAAATAATTTTGTAACACGCGAGCTGGGGCTCGAAGTAAAGAACGAGGCAATAGACAAGCCGCTTAAACATCTGAATAAAAACATTGATAAGGTCGTAGAATATATCGTTTTAATGGGATCCTGCCTGCTCCGCCCTATTTACGTAAATAATAAATTGCAGTACGAAATTATACCGCTGGGAAATTATCTGCCATGCAAATACGACTACGACGGCACACTAACAAGCGCCGTAATATTCAAACAGTTTGCAGAGGGTAAAAGAAAGTTTATTTTATGCGAATATCACGATTTTAACGGCTACGACCACAATGTAACAATGAAACTGTATGAGGGCACAGACGCAAAGCTGCACGAGGTAGCCTTAACAGCATGCAGCCAGACGGCAGAGCTTACGCCGGAATATACCTGGCGAAATTGCGGCCGCCCTATGATTATTGAGTTTAGAAACCACAGCACAAACAAAATAGACGGTTCCAACGTACCGGTCGCAATGATAGACGACGCAATAGACCTGATAGAAAAGGCAGACCGCCAGCTCGCCCGCATGGACTGGGAACAAGAGGCAGGCGAAAAGCGCGTATTTGCAGATCGCGACATGTTCCAAAAACGCAAGACACGCGACGGCAACACAGAAAAAACAGAGCTTACAAAATCATTAAATAAATTGCTGGTAAAGATAGACGGCGACGGATCCGGAGGCGGCGAGAAAATCCACGAATACAGCCCAGAGCTCAGAACCGCACAGCAAAACGAATACCTGCAGCAGATTTTCAGACGTATTGAATTAACATTGAATGTCGGCAAGGGTACGGTTTCAGACGCCGAGGCAGTAACACAGACCGCCACACAGTACAGCGGAGGCCGTCAAGAATTATTTGCTATCGTAGACAAGCTGGAGGACGAAATAGCCGCCAAGTATGAGGACACCGCGCTTGTATTTGCATACATGGCCGCAGCATACGGACTGCAGGGCGCACCAAGAGGCAAGACCGAAAGCGAGGACTTATACACAATAAAGTGGAACGACGACCAGACACGCAAGGACATAGTGCAGGCTAAACAAATAGCAATGCAGGAAATAAGCGCCGGCGTTTTGAATAAATGGGAATACCGCCGCGACTTCATGGGCGAGGACGAAGAAACAGCCAAGGCCAACGTTCCGCCCGAACCGATAGCAGCCGAACCGTTCGGCCTGATGTAAGGGGGACGGCATGAGCGGGAAAAATGCAAAAAATATACGGCGTAACATACGCGCTGCAGGTTCCGACATTTACGACGAAATCAAAAAACAAGTAAACGCATTGAAAATAAAAGACCGCCTGCGCATTGCATGGCGTATATTCATAGCGAGGTGGTAACATGCTAAGTCCGCGCTATTTAGAGGGTATAAGCGACGAAATAGTGGACATATACGCACAGCTGGAGGCGGATATATTGCAGGACATGGCGCGGCGCATTGCACGGCTCGGGAAAGTAACCGAGGCGACAAAATGGCAGGCCGAGCTCCTGGCAGAAACGGGCGCCTTAAAAAAAGACGTAAACAAGATTATAAAAAAATATGATCCGGCAATACGTAAAGAAATAACCGCTATTTATAACGACGCAATGGTGAAGAACGCCCGCGCCGATAATATTATTTTTAAGGACGCGCTGGGGCATGGCGTAAGCGATATAAACGCCCAGGTAATGCTCGCCAGTATTCAGAAAACACGCGCCGACCTTTCACGCCTAACAATTACAACCGCATACACAACAGAGCAGCAGTTTGTGAGCGTAGCCAACGCCGCATATATGCAGGTAGTAACCGGCGCGTTTGATTATGACACGGCCATGAAAAAAGCCTGCAACCAATTAGCAACCGAGGGTGTTAGCGGCGTACAATACAGAAACGGCAAGCCGGTAAGATTAAATATAGAACCTGCGGTGCGCATGAATATTATAACGGGCGTAAATCAGACCGCAAGCGCCATGACGCTAAATAATTGCGACGAGTTAGGCTGCGACCTAGTAGAAACAACGGCGCATATTGGCGCACGCCCAGAGCATGCAGCCTGGCAAGGCGAAGTGTTCAGCATAAGCGGCACTAACCCGAAATATAGACCGTTCAGCGTTTGCGAGCTGGGAACAATTACGGGGCTATGCGGTATTAATTGCCGTCATAGCTACTATCCGTATTTTGAGGGAACCGAAACGCACTACACACAAAGCGACCTCGACGAAATGGAAAAACAAACGGTTTCTTACAACGGCAAAAAATACACACGATACGAGGCCGAGGAAGAACTGCGCGGAATTGAGCGCAATATAAGACACTACAAACGCAGAGCACTAACGCAAGAGGCGGCCGGAATAGACAACACGGCAGCACGCGAGAAAATCGGCGAGTGGCAGGCAAAAGCGCGGGACTTCACAAAGCAAACGGGAATAGAACGCGACAGCGCCCGCGAGTTTATCGGCACTAAGGACGGCAAGCAGCCAACAGCTTTAAAGCCGCCGAAAGTAACCACGGCAACGCTGGAGGCAAACAAGGAATATAAAGAGCTATTAAAAAAATACGGCGATCGCGAAACCATGCTGCAGAAAGCAACCAAGCGCGAAATACAAACGGTGCATATACACGACATGAGCAACGCGCAGCCTTTGCCGGACTATCAAAAATTATTTAATACGCAGTACGTAGACACGAACGCATTAACGCAGATTATGCAGAACGGCACGACCATAGACCAGCGCGACGCGATCCGCGAGTGGACGGGTTCAGCATACCGGACAATAAACGCATACTACAGAACCGGCGCAGCAGTAGACGAGGGTTACAAACGCACGGGGCAAATATTACACGATTATTTGAATACCTGCGAATATCCGCAAATGTACGTACGACGCGGCGCCGATTATGAATATATAAACAAGCTCTACGGTTCGGATAAATGGAAAAAAGACCCGGGCTTATTGCTAAACAACCGGCTAACAGATAAGGGATTTTTAGCTACAACGCCGGACAAAGGCGGAGGCTTTAGCGGCCAGGTAATGTTATATTATAAAACGCCGACAAAAGGAAAAGGCGCTTATATTGCCAGCCTTTCGCACTATAGCCACGAGAAAGAAACATTATTTATAAACGGTACAAGCGCGATAATAAAAGAGATCCGCACGGAGGTGCTGGGCGGGCGCGTACGCTATAATATATATTTAGATATGGAGTAATAGACAAATGGGAAAATTAAATTATACAGAGAACGACGCAGACGGCTGCATATTAAAAGCGCCTGACTATTCAGAATGTAAGAATTGCATTTTTAATTTTACCGACACGCCGAACACCTGCCCGCCCTACCCGCAGCAGAAACCGGTGGGCGTTTTATACGACGGCCACAAATGCAACAAAAAGCGCACAGAATAAAGGCGCGAAAAATGGCCGGAAATGCGCCTACGTTTAGCCGTGTGCGACTTTATAGCCATAAGTGGACAAATTACCCCACCGACGCGAAACAAACGCCGTGTGGGGCATATTTAAGAGAGCGCAGGCGCCAAGAGCGCAAGAGCGCCAGGGGGGGACGGATAACAACCGCCGCCCCTTTTTTATTTGACCGTTTCTGCGCAAAAAGTAAATAAAAAAATGACTATAACAACATGAGAGTAATAGACGACGAAACGTTCGCGCAGATAATTAAAATGCTGCAGGACGACCCGAAAGTTAGACTATTCCAAAAATTAGTGTTAGCACCGAAAGCAGAGCCAGGCGAACAGCCGGACGAAATCACACAAAGCGAGGTTAAAGAAAATGGCATACAGTAGAGTAACGCCACGCGCACGCGTAGGCACAACGGGAATATGCGAGGAAATGGACGTGGAGGCAGGCGCCGGCGTTTGGATCAGCCCGCCCGACAGAGTAGCGGCCGTAACAATAGCCGTACACATTCCAAGCGGACAAACGGCCTCGTTCACTATTGAAACATCATGC